GGGAGCGGATACCGACGCTGCGCCTGGATCGCAAAGCGATGAAGCAACTAGCTCAGAATAGGCTGTTTGCGTTGCAATATTCCAGCTCTTTACAGTCACCTCGACATCGCGGGCTAGAGAAAGTGCTCGCTCCAACCGGATGTTAATTAGATCGCGGACGTCGAGTATTTGATCAGGATTCGTCAAACCAGGCACTGGTTCGAAGAATAGCGAATATCCACTCACATACAGATTATAGCATTCTTGCCGCGCTAGGTAGGCCAACAAATCCCATTCAGTCGTCTGATTGGAAAACTGCGCAAGCGCTAGACTATCGTAGTCGCTCTGGTAGAAGCGTCCGACGACCGTTGTGGTCGGAATAACATGGGACACAAGACCATGCCGTTGAGCGAATATCTCAGCAATCTCGCTCGCGGTGCGGTTCGCAAATGTTTCCTGCGTCTGCGACTCGATCAAGCAAGCCGACATATCGCGCCCATGAAGGGACACCACACCTCCTACTGGATCAATCGATACCAAGTCGGCCAAACCTGTAATGGTACTCACAAAACTCATTCCATCGTCTAAGCTAAGCTGCAATTCAACGATGAGGTTGGTTTGAGACGACCAATAGGCGCTATCTGCCCACGATTCCGGATCTAGCGCTAACTGGGCTGTAAATCGGTCCGCGCCTAAATGATTGTCCGCTCTTATTCCGACATCGACTAGACCGCCAAGCAATCGATCGTTGATTAGGGCGCGAACGCGAGGTGATCGAGAGGAAGGACCAGAACTACTGTGTGGCAATTCCGCCTCCGGCGCTGAGATTTTTGTCAGGCAACAGCAACAGTTGGACGCCAGAAAGCATAGGGTCACAGATCCCATTCAATTGCGCAATGCGCAACCACTGGGTACCATCTCCCAGCTGCTCTGCGGCAATCCGAAAAAGGTTACCGCCAGACACCACCACCGAGTCCATCGCTAAGTACTCGCATTCGACATATTCTTCGAAGCTCGCCTAAGATATGCCTCGCTGAAGGATAGCTCCGCTAGTTGCTGCACCGCGGCGATTGACGCCATAAAGCTGGTGATGGTCCCGACCGGAGACGAGTCATCCGACAAAGCCAGACCTTGCAGTGCATTCTGAGCGTCAACAAGAAATGCCTGAAACAGTGTCCTAAGACTAGACAGACTGGTCTCAGCAGTCAGGAACGCCGCGGTACCTTGTGTCGTCGCGTTAGAACATGCAATAGCAGTCTTTGCGCCAAGGAAATCAAGACCATAACTCGCACAGTTATCCGACGCAACACCAAGGTCACTCAGCGCCAAGGTGGTCAATGATGGAGGCGTTGGACTGGCTGAAGCGGCCTCATCGCGTAGCACGGTGCAGGAAATCCGAAACGGTATCCACGCACGATTACGATAATCTGCTTCAAATCGGCTAATGATCACCGCGTAAACAAACTGATCCCAAGACAGACTCAGTCTGTTCCCCTGAGAACGCAACGAGTCTATCTGGCGGGCCCGAGGTGCGGCAGTGGACCCCGAGAACGTGCCGGAGAACACTATTTTGGTCTCTGCGGGACCGATGATGTCGATAACACGACGTCCGTCAGTCAGCTGATGAACAGATAAAATCTGATCTCCGCCGAAATTAATCCTTTCGGGGACTTCGAAGTCAGAGAATGAAACGGGACCAAGGATTAGGCTTACGCTGGGCATGTGAGATCTGTATTCTGGAAGGACTTGGTTCCGGCCCCAGAATATACTATATGCCATGCAGAGAGAATCGATTTATGTTCCAAGGGATGGTCCTCCCCATGAAGGTGTAACACGTGGATCGATTGCCATGATCCCATACCGAGACTGAGCAATCTCACGGGACATATAATCAGTAAGCCATTGTCCTAATTCTATAGCGTCGAGGTATATTTCACCCACAATGTCATCGAAACCATAGGCGCGTGTAGGATTTGTATGAATAGACGACCGTATGGTTGCCACCGAAAATGGCGGGAGGCTCGCGAGTTTGTTTGTCCAGACGTCTGCCATGCGGATTTTGCTGGTATGATATCCAGATGGTTCGTGTTTTGCTTTACGATTCTCCGTTTGCCATCCAGTCCTTCCTAGATGAGACTTATAGAGGATTACTGAAGGTATATAAGATGCCTTTTCCTCGCCCTTCCGGTGGTAAATGCCCAATTTCGTTCGGAGCGAAGTGAGTGAGGAACCAGGCTGTGAAAATCGCGCTAGGGCCACCGGTTTCAAACTCGGCCAGGCTCTGTAGGGGCCGTAAGCTGATTTATTGACTAGGGCGGTACGTGCTGCCTCTTTGCGTAAGCTGGCCATCGGCGACAATACCGGCAATGAACGTGGGCGCTCAACGAGTGGACAAGTAGGAATGACTGTTGCGGACCATCCGTGCCATTCAGCGCGGCGGGCATTCCTCGGCGCGTTTACACTTGCGCGAGCGGACTCCCGCAGTCCTTCCGCAATAGACACGAGACGCCTGAAAGTTGTCGTGCCGAGCGACGTCAAGATGTTACCGCGAAGAGCGGCAACAAAAAACTTGCTCCTAGGCAGGCCAATTATAACTGGTTGCATGACGACTGAATGGGATGATAAGAAATGCTGATAGACCGTTACTTAGTGCTATACTGAGCAGATGACAGCCATCGTCCGGTTTCCCAATCGAATTGTCGCCCATCAAGCGTCCCGAGTACGATGATGTATGCCATGCGTTCAACTGGCGATAGTGAAAAGGCTACGTCAAATGGCACTCCGTTTCTGACCAAATAAAGGCAGTCAGTCAGCTCGGAGTGCCTGATCAGTTTCCCGCGTTAGAAATCCTTTCCCTGGAACTCTCCGCCTCTGGAGAATCCAACGCCTCTGCCGCAGCGTCCAGGCCGACCTCTCCAAGTCGACCAACAAGTGCCTCGACATGGGCCTCATTTGCCGGCGATGGCACTGGTACATCGTCAATCGCGGTCACTGAACTGACAAGAAGTGCGACAGCGAGCCACGGCTGGTTAAGTGATAGCTCAGGTCCCGCCGCCTTGAGTATGCGCAACTTATCCAATGCTGTGAGCCTTCGGATCGTAAGTTTGCGGCCCAGCTGGTCGTGAACCTGCCGTGTTATGGTCGCATCCGCAATCAGAGCTTCCGATGGAGACATTAGATGCGACGCCTTCGTGTGCTGAAGAATTCGAGTCGTTGCTTCACGCTACTATCCCCTTTCCAAGTTCCGGCATTCACTAATCGGAACGTAACTCCATCGTACTGGTATGCGGATGTCGAACCGTCGGTCTCGTTAACGTACTGGTACATAGTGCTAACGGTCGCGTTTTCTCCGTTGAAATAGGTCTGCTCCGTATTAGCAATAAAATCATCGGCGGTCGAGCTGCCGCGCTCTAGTTCGAAACTTCCCTCCCAACCTTTGGGAAGTTCGGTGCCCAGCTGGGTTCCATCCAGGCGACTGATCCGCACTGACTGCGTCAGTTGCCGACTTTCGAATGCAGTGATGTATGACAAATCGACACGGCCGGTAGAGCTCATAATCACAAGCTGTGTATCCCGACCGACAGAAAAGGCTGCAAAAGCCACGATGCTGCTCCGCTAACTCGGCTGTCCGGTAGGAAGTGTCTGGACGGACACCTGTACGGTCTGCCCTCCTTCTATGTTGACAATGAACTTTTCGTTAATCGATTGGTACTGCACTTCGGCGTCGGACTGTACGTAACCTAAGCCGGTGCGGCTCGCGGGGTTGTTCGACGTGTCACATACGACGTTAAAGGGCAGACTTCCGTCGCTGCTGCCGAGTAAACCCTGGTTCAGCATGTTTTGGAGGAACGACAGCTGAGATGACCGAATGCTCCGGAAGAGATCTGCATTTATGACTTGGCCGACAAACTGCCCCATACCTGCCGCTAGCGTCGCGGCAATATAGTTGGTGAGTCGAGTGTAATTGTCGCCGTTAGTGGCCCCATTGGACGAAGAGTTATGGCCCCCGCGTACGCCCCAATAGCTGCCGCCTGGCTGCGGGTTGCAAACCACATCGATGCTTGTCCCCAGCAATACGCCTAGCTCCGCCGCTGAATATGATGTGCTTTGCCCAGATCCCGGGGTACCGGATAGTTGACTGCCGATTACGCAGTAGAGCTGCTTATTAAGGCTAGATTGCTCGGGCGAAAGGTTGGCAAGGCGTCCAGCGACGAAGCCTTGTGGTGACACCAGACGGACCGCACCATTCACTTGGTCTGACCACCATAGCCAATCGCCGAACATCAGTTTAGTAGAATAGCTATCAAGGCCGACCTGTTGCTTCACAGTTACCGCATTCTGGATTGTATCACCGGACGGTCCGGTAAGGATCAGATAGACGCCTTCTTGTAGACCGAATTCAGCCTGTGTGGTCCATTGGGTGGGATCATCGGCATCAGCCAGTAGACCAATGGCGCAGCCTTGGCCGCGCAGGGCGTACATGCCGGACCGAGGGACCGTATCGTTTCCCACCAGTTGCGCAGCGGTAATATTTGACGCTCCGTCGGAACCCGGTGTGCTCGTGCCAAGACCCAAACTGAAGGAGACGGGTGGTGCGGTGGCGCCTCCATCGTTCGCCGCGACGAACTGCGACGGTCCGCGCTGCGGGCCCTGACCCTGATTCACAGCAGTCATGAGCGAGGTCCAGAACTGGGCGCCCGAGCCGGTAAGATTGCTATAGACCTCGGGCTGCATGCCGGGTAACGTGATAACGAGTTGCCAGGCGTTTGGGGCTGAGCTTGGTGCAAGTGTAAGACTGATCTGGTTACCAAGCGAACCGGTGTATAATGCGGTAACTGACGCTGTCGTTCCGGGGATAATGATCTGCGCGGCTGTGTCTGTGCCGTCCGTCACGCGAACGCATCGGAAATTCTGCGCTCCCTGTTGAACAGCAGTCGCAACCTGAGTACCCAAGTCATATTTGCGAGCTTTTATTGGTCCGAAACTCTGTGCACAATTAGCCATCGTTGCGACTATGACGGGTTGTGCGACCGGGCCCCAGGTTGCCGTACCAATGATGCCGACCACGTTGGTCGGGACGCCATTAAGAACCAGACTTTGAGGAGGTACTATTTGGACATAAAGGTCAGGTACTACAAGCGCGGTTGTATTGATTGCTCCCTGCTGAACAATTGGCATGAGCGTTACCTTCCTCCAGGAGCGGATGACGCCACTCGTACTACGAGATACGCATGTTGGCTGCTAAGGATGGTCGAGATGCGCGCCGGATCGGTGATTATGTCACCGCGTGCCGAGCCATCGAAAGGTCGTACCACGACGAGATGGATTCCCATGGATACCTCGTATCTTATGTTATAACTGTCGCTGCGTTCAAAGCAAGGCAACCAAACAACATCGCCGGCAAACTTTCTGCTTCAATAGTAGGGTATTCGACTTGATAGATTAGGTCCCGCCTGTAGAGCAATGCGTCCTGGGATTGATCAAATACAAGTGTTCCGTCATATCGAAGGAAACCTTGCGACCCGTCATCCATAGTTATAAAGGCACGACCACTAAGAACCTGATCGACGGCTGCAACACAGCAATCACGAGCGGCAGGACCGGGACACCAAAATGTAATTCGAAAACTCTGTTGCTGGCGACGGATTTCACGGCTCACAGCGGCATCTGAATTAGTGCGGGCGACAATATGCGTTGCCCCCGGTATAGTGATCGTAGGGCCAGATAAATTGGCGATATTAGTAGCCCGTAGCATCTTCGCCAAGTTCGCTGCTACGGTCTCTGGCGTATCGATGGCCTCCACACGATAGACATATGCAACATTGTCTACAAGAATACCTGCAAGCTGTCCTTGAGCTGCAGTGCCTGAAAACGTAATCGAATTCTGCAAAACCGACACAGAGAGAGATGACGACTGCCGGAGCACCTCCCAGTGGTAGATGAACCGGGTTGTATTTCTGCCCGGCTCTCCCGATGGAAAGACAGTCACGTTCACAAGCCCTGCAGAGAGATCCGTGTTGAGGGCGTTAGAATTCGGCCACCCGCGGTAAATTTTGCAATCTGGCCCGGGAACGCTGGGAAATTCAGTGCCATTAGGGTAAAGCGCGACAGTCACTAAGCTAACTAATGCATTCTCCACATCGGATTGGTCAGCCATCAGGTTGTCGCCTGACGGACCGCCAAACGCCAACCTAGCTCGCTTAGTTCAGTAGTTGCTATAACTCCATTCCGTCCCAGGTCGTCCGACATCAGATCGCCTGTCCGTAATATGATGCCGGGAAAGGCAGGTAGGAGGACGTTCCAATAGGATGCCATGGTGTCTCCGGGTAGGGCAGCCAGAGGACGTGCTTCGCGCGACATA